TGCAGGTTTTGACACTCTGCATCATAATCGGATTGGGCAGTAATCCAAGAATCCGTTCTTGAAACTACCGCCCCATCACTTGTAACCACATACGAATGTCCTTGTGCATCAAATGAAACTGTTTCTTTAGGACTAAACCTATAAGTATTAGTTTCACTTCCTCTAGGTTTAAATATATAAACCTTATGTCCTTTTGCACATTTACGGACAAGCATTATGCTTCTGCTTCTTCCTCTGATTCAGATTCCAAAGACTCTTTTAAACGACTGATAAACGCTTCTTTACCAACATTAAGTTGGTCTAGATTAAAAGCAGTGCCATTGATTTTATTTTCTAGGTCTGCTATATGGTTTACCATTGTCTTTTGCTCATCCGTTAAGTCATCCAACAAATATTCTTTGTCGAATAGGTTCAACTTTTGAGGCTCGTTTTTTTCTTTTTTAGCCACGATTGACTCCTATTTGGTTATTGATTAAAGTGCTTCTAAGTCTGATTTGAGAGCTTCCCAATCAGCTTTTTCTGATTGTAACCTAGATATTTCGTCATCCTTTTGTGCAATCTCTCTATCAATATCAGAGATTTCAAAAGATTGAACATAATCATCTAAGGCTTGTCCATTCATCGGATTAAATTGTTTCTTTACTAATTGCAATTCTTCATGTGATTCTTCAGCTTCTGCTGGTTGAACTACATTTCCATCATCATCTAATACTTCGCTTACTGCTTCTTTATCGATGATTTTTTGCCTTCGTACAGAACAACATTCATCCTCTTTACCTTGAATATAATTTATCATTATTTATCCTTGAGTTGTTGTTTAAGTTCATTTACCTCGGCACTTAGTTCTTGTACCGCTTTTATTAATGGTGTAATTAATTCTGTTTCACCAAGTTCTTGCATTCCATCTTTGTTTTCTTTCCAAACTGGAAAATCTGAATGACCAGCCTTGTCCATTGCTTCTTTTACTTCTTGAGCAATAAATCCATAATGTTTTTTATTAGGGTTGCTACGCTCTGTTTTATCAGCATTGTATTGGTCAAATTCTTGAGGATATTCGCTTGGTGCTTTTTTCTTAAAAGTAACTGGTCTTAAATCGTTTATAAACTCAAGACCTAGTTCAGAATCTTCTATATTTTTTTTAATTCTTCTATCAGATGAATGAGTCCAAGTAGCATTTTCACCAAAATCATTAGTAATATAATCTGAATCAACACCTATTCTAATTGTTTCTTCTCCAGCACCTGCTAAAGCATCAACACCAGCTTTTAAAACTATTTCATCTTGTACATTAGCATTTGAAACATTAGCATTATAACCTATAATTGTATTATAGCCTCCAGTAGTTAAAGTACCAGCGACATTATACCCCATAACAACATTGCCAAAGCCTGTTGTAATATTTGCTCCGCCTATACTGCCCACGATAGTATTTGCTCTACCACCAGTTAAATCTTCAGCAGACCTATACCCTAAAGAAGTATTGTAAACTGCTGAGCTTAATGCACCGACCATACTATTACCACCAACCGATGTATTAAATTCACATTTAGTATCTGTCCAAGCTCCATTGCCTGATGCATTACCTATAAATGTATTATAGTCTGAATCTAAAGAGTTAGAACCTGCATCAGTATTAGACATTGCATTTTTTCCAATAGCAACATTGCCTATACCAGTAGTATGAGTTGATAAAGCACCTCTACCAATTGCTAAATTATTACTTCCAGTAGTTAATGCATTTAATGCTTGATAACCTACAGCTAAATTATCAGCACCTGATGTTAAAGCATTAAGAGCTTGTCTGCCTATCGCTATCTGACCAGTAGATTGACCGCCACTTGTTTTTCTAAGAGCATCTGTTCCGATAGCAATGTTATGGTCTATTGTTACTCCACCAGTTCCTAAATCAGCACCACTTAAAGCATTAATACCTATTGCAATATTGTAATCAATATGTCCGCTTGTACCTTCATCCATAGTAGACATTGCATTGTAACCTATTGAAATGTTTCCTATTTCTCCAGCACCCATAGCACCACTAGCACCATATCCGAGTGCTGTATTTCTTTGTCCAGTAGTAATTGCTTTCAAAGATTGATAACCAACTGCGGTGTTATAAGCACCTGAAGTCAAAGCAGTAAGAGATTGATAACCTATTGCTATTGCACCAGTTACATTATTAGAACCAGTTGCATCTAATGCTTGATACCCTATAGCTACTGATTGCTTAAGATTTCCACTTCCACCAGTTCCAGTATAATCACCAATTAAAACATTGTATTCAGCACCGCTTCCAGTTATAGATGAGCCAGTAAAATACCCTATTGCAATATTTCTACCTTGAGTTGTAGCACTAGCTAACGCATTTCTACCGATAGCATGATTTTCTACTCCACTTGTTAATGCCAATAAAGCATTCCTACCCATTCCAACATTAGAAGTACCAGTCATTGCTCCACCACTTGCAATCGCACTTCCTACTAAAGTATTAGAATGACCAGTAGAACCTGAATTACTTGCTACCGCATGACCAACATAAGTATTATTACCTACAGTTGTAATTCCTTGACCAGTATTTTTACCTATTAAAATATTTTCACCTGAAGAGGTTACTCTAAGACCAGCATTCTGCCCGATTGCAATATTTGAAGCACCAGTAGTCAAAGCAGTAAGAGCATCCATTCCTATTCCAACTGTTCCACTTATTGCATTTGTTGTACTGTTGCCTCCTCTTACCGCATCTTTACCTATAGCAACGACTCCGCTATATGCGTAACCACTACTAGCACTTCCAAAAGCATTATTTCCTAAAGCAACACAATCATTAGCAGTTGTTGGTGCATACATTGCAGAGTACCCAAGAACAACATTTCTCGCACCAGTTGTATTACTAAAAGCTGAATATGCACCTATAAATGTATTTGTATGACCAGTAGTTGTTGATGCACCAGCTATATAACCAACACCAGTATTAGAAACTAATTGTGCAGAACTTTGACCCGCATCGTGATTTGCATTACTAAAAACTCCGAATCCAACCGCTGTAATTGCATAACCAGTAACTTCAGAGGATAGAGCTGAACTTCCTATGGCTACATTACTATGTCCTATTGTTAAAGCATCTCCTGAATTTGTACCAACTGCGGTATTATTGCCACCAGTCGTAATTGCAGTTAATGCTTGATAGCCTACAGCAGTGTTATTTGAATTAGCGTTATTAGATACACCTTTACCAGCCTCATAACCAATAGAAGTGTTAAAGCTTCCAGTATTGTTTCCAAATCCAGCGTTAAAACCAAATCCAACATTTCCTGAACCAGATGAGTTTAATCTTAATGCGTTATAACCCATAGCGGTCATATAAGAGTTTGTATTTGTTAATAAACAACTTTGACCTACCGCAGTATTGTAATTACCAGTAACATTATCACTCAATGCTAAACCACCTATTGCAACATTAGATGTAACTGTTGTACCAGTATCTAAGGCTTGATAACCTATTGCTACATTTGATGAGCCAGTTGTGAGCGACCTAAGAGTATGATAACCTAATGTACTATTGTTGCCACCAGTCTGCACTACATACATTGACTCATAACCAACAGCAGTATTGTTATTGTGAGAATTACCGCTAGTGCCAAACAAAGCTCCTTGACCAATAGCTACAGTATTGCTTCCAGTTTGATTGTAAAAATTAGAAATTCTTCCAAGTGTTGTATTTCTACTACCACTTGTGTTAGAATATGATGAACTTCTTCCAATGGCAGTATTTCTTATACCATCTGTAGTAGAATATAAAGCGTAAACTCCAAATCCTGAGTTATGTTCTCCAGTAGTTATTGAATATAAACTTTGGTATCCTACTGCAGTACATTCAGTCATTGATTGTCCACTTGCACCATGCATAGACAATCTACCTATAGCAACATTTGACGAACCTGATTCATTATAATTTAAAGCATTTGTACCAATAGCAATGTTGCTACTACCACTTATATTCTCTGCCATAGAATAGCTACCAACTCCGACATTATGTTGCCCAGTTGTGTTATCTAATAATGCACTTCTACCAACCGCTACATTAGAAACTCCAGTTGTTATTGCATACAATGTTTCATAACCAAGTGCGGTATTATCAGAATGTGAGTTACCACTTACACCAGTCATTGAAAAAGAACCTAATGCAACATTTCTTTGACCAGTTTGATTATAAAGACTTGTTTGTTCTCCGATGGCAACATTATAACCGCCAGTTGTATTATTTTTTAAAGCTCTCTTACCAATAGCTACATTAGAATCTCCAGTGCTAGTAAGTTGTAATGCTTCATATCCAAAAGCAATATTATTATCGCCACCTGATGCTATATTAGCTCCAGCAGAATAACCAAATATTGTATTACTTGAACCACTATCATTATTAGATAGACTAATGCGAGAGTTGGTATCAAGAATCAATTTAGCACTAGCAACTTGAAAAGTCATTGTGTCGCCATCGTGATTATATCTTATGCCACCCCTTGAACTATCATCTGCATCTCCAAAAAATACACTTGTCTCTTTATCAGTTGGTGATTTTATAGTAATTCCAGCATGGTCACTGTTTTCAATTACTAACTCATCTGCCCTATTATATATTGCACTTGAACCACCAGCAGAAGCTGAATGAATTGCCATTTTACCATTGGGTGAGTCTGTGCCGATACCGACATTGCCTTCATAAGTAATAGCCATTTTAGTATTACCAGCCCAGTCAGCATCTACATTAGAAGTACTAGCATTACCATCTAAAGCTATTCCAATATAACCTCTATTAGCAGTAGATTCAGTTCTATTAAAATAAATACCGCCTTTTCTATAAGTTGACTCAGTCTGATTACTAAATGCTATACCGCCTGATGCTCCAGTTCCTGAAGTTGTTTCTGTTATAGTAAGTAAAGGATTTGAAGATGCAGTAATTGATAAATTACCTTGAGGCGAAGTTGTGCCTATTCCAAGTCCAGTATTATTTAGGAGCATTCTTGTAGAGGAAGCAGTAACAAAAAGCAAATTAGAACCAGTAGTAGAAATACCATTAACATCAGTTCCATTCCTAGTAATTTCAATACCAGCATTAGCACCACCGCCTTGAATTTTTAATACGCTATTACTATTAGAGCCAACTACATGAAGTTTTGCACCACTACTGGGCGAGGTTGTGCCTATGCCAACCGAACCATTTCCAGCGATTGTCATAGCAGTAGTGTTTCCATTATCAACATTAAAATATAACTTACCGCTTGAACCTGAATAATTAGCTAAATAACCATCATCTTGATGTGCTTGTAAAGATATTCCCTCATTACCAGTTCCAGTAGTGCTATTTTGTAAATAAAGATAAGCACCATCAGCTTTATAAGCTGTTATAACTGCACTACCAGCTTGAGTTGTAGTTCCAATAAAAACTTCACCAGCATCAGTAATTGAGAATACATCACCACCTGAATTTGAATATCCTCTAAGTCTATTATCTACAGAGTTATATCCCCAATACCATCTAAGCGAATTACTTTCGTGAAAAACTACATTTGAATTTTTATTAGTTGAAGCATTTATTGTAATTTGTGTATGAGAAGTTCCAGTTGTGTTAAAATTTGCAATTTCAGCACCAGTTGATGTAGTTACGCTTAATTTTCCTTCAACTATCTCATCATAAGCAAAGCTACCAGCACCTTCAACTTTAAAATCTCCAGTAACTACTAAATCGCCATCAACTGTACCGCCACTAGCTAAACCAGCACTTATATTACTTATCATTGATTTTAGCATTCTACTATCCTAACCGCTCCAGTTGTTGTTGAGGTTGAGTTGTAATTGAAGTAAATTGTTAATCCTAAACCTCTTGGAACTGTAATAAATGTGAGTGTGTTTTTTGGAATTAATAAATCATTTGAAGCATTTACATCTGTTTCACTAGATGCAAAGTTAAAATAAATCTCTACTGCACTATAAATACCTACAGAACCTGTAGATGCTTTTAGCAGTTGATGTGATGTGTTTGATACATCAGCACTAGAACCTGCTGTTCCTGCTGATGCTACAGTCCATTCTCCCCCGACTGTAGTATTTAATGCTTCCTGTACTGAATATATGTGAGTATCTGCCATTTTTCTCCCTCTCTAAGCTATGACACAAGCGTGAATGAGACTTGTGATTAATTATTTTTTCTTTTTCTTTTTAAAACTTTTTTTATATGGAGAAAAATCATCTTCCCCATTGACTCTAATAAAACCTTGTGATTCTAGTGATTCTAGTTTTTCAGGGTGCTTATCAAAGACTTCGTTTTCTAGTCTTTCAACTCTTGCTAATTTTTTTGAATACCAATATTGCATATTATCTCCTAGTTATTGGGGGCATGAAAAACATACCCCCAACTATTACTGATTAAGATACGTTAGTAAACTTAACACCTTTTTTGTTATCAGAATCGTCAATTAGCTTTACTCCGTAAAGTAAATCACTAACAACTTTAGTTCCAAGAGCATCTATTGAATACTCGCTTTGAACTCTAACATCGTTCTGAACAGCTATAACACAAGCTGACTTGTGAAAAATAGCACCAGGAATTGTAGATGCAGTACCACCAGTAGAAACTGTATTGGACATATAAACATCAATTCCATAAAGTGAACCAACTAAACCTGACCTTAAACCACGATTACCTTCACCGACTGCATCATTTCTGATAAAGTATTGAGCAATACCAGCAGAAGGATTAAGTATGTCTGCGAATAAAGTTGGATTAACAACCATTGCACACTCGCCATCCATGTAAGGAATATCGTTCTCACCTAAAGTAGCAAGTACACTTTCAAATACACTAGCAGTTAAAGTGTCATCAGCAGAAAGAGCTTGAGACTCATTTAAGCCATCTAACTCGCTCCAAATATCAGCATCAACTTGACGAGCAAGAGACTCACCCATCATTCTTGAATACTTTTCTACTAAGTCAGCTTCTGACTGAATCATAGCCACATCTTCAAATAATTTTGCAACGTATTTGTGTTTATTAATTGTTAACTGAGTTTCTGTTGTTGCAGTAGCATCATAGCTAACATCTGCACCAGCAGACTTGTCACTAGCACTTATTAAGCTCATTTCAGGAATATGTATTACATCTCCATAGCCTTTTCCACCAATAAGAGCAGAATAGTCATCAATTAATCCACGAAAGACAGTTTTTCTTTCAAAGAATTTATAGATGCCATCAGCCCAAATTTCAGGTATAAAATGCTGGTCTGTTGTAGTGGTAACTGGATTACCTTGATAATGTTTAGACATTTATTATTACCTTTTCATGTATGAATCTAATATTGTTCCCCAGTTTCTTCTTCGCTCATCTCCTGACATTTCAGTCCAGTCACCCACTTGTTTTGTAGGAACTGTTCCTTTACTATCAGGTGGATTTACTTTTTCTATTTCAGTAAATTCCTCAACGATACTTAAAAGAGTTTCGGTTTCAACATTAGCAAATTTTTCTCTTTTACTTTCAGGAAGTTGAGCTAAAGCACCCTCACGAAGTCTTGCATCCATTGCTTCCCATCTTTCCTTAAAAGGTTTGTAGGATTCAATTTCACCAGCAAGGTCTGCATTCAGTTCTTGCCACTTTTCTTCTTCACGAAGTTTTGCTCTTCTCTCTTCTTCCTCTTTTGTTTTAAAAGACTCAAGACTTTCCCTAAGTTGATTTCTTTCTGAAATAACTTCATTCAATCTTGAAATCGGTACATTGTTTTCGACTTGTGTGTCGGCTTCCTGTTTTACATCTGTTTCGATGGTTTTTTCTTCTGACATTTTTACCTCTTAAGTGAGTTATTAATTTATGCAAAATTTCCTTGCATAAGATATACATGATAAACTAACTTAAAACACTATTCTAATGCAAGAAAAAAATTACGAATTTAAGAAAAAGTGGTTTAAATATCTTAATTACAAACCACATGATGGACAATTAGCTTTACATTACCCTGAAAAAAAAGATGCTAGATTTCATGTAATTGTATGTGGAAGAAGATTTGGAAAGACTTGGGCTAGTGCAATGGAGGCTACTTTTGTAGCATCACAACCTAATAAAAGAATATGGGTTGTTGGAATGTCTTATAGAAAAGCTAGACTTATATTTCGCGAGATTTGGCAAAGAATGGTTATAGGACATGGAGAGGATGTTGATAAAGCATCTGAAAAAGATATGTACATTCGTTTTAAGTGGGGAACTACTGTTGAAGGAATGTCAGCGGACAATGCGGATTCATTAGTGGGAGAAGGACTTGACCTACTCGTAATTGATGAGGTTGCCAAGATGAA